TAAAGTTTGACTAAAATTAACAAAAGAACTATAAACAGCGTTTTTATCTAATCCCCTTTTTAATAAAGTTAGATTAAAATTACTGTCAATATAATACAATTTTCCCTCTGTATTATCGACAGTATGCACCAATAAATAGTTTTTATCTTTTTGGTATGTATAGCTGTATAGAGCCTTAATTTTTTCGTTAGGAATTGCTTTATAAAGAACATTGCCCAGCATTTTTTTAAAGCCATAGCCATTATTGTTATCAGTTGAATAAATATCAACATTCTTACTATCGCCAATAAAAGACACTAGATCCTCTGTCATATGTGCTTGTTCGCACGCATAACCACCCGAAAAATTGTTATAAGTTTTTTGTCCTAATCTTATTGTTGCCACGGCATTAAAAATCCTTTACTTTCGTCGTTGTCATAAGTTCCTAAATCTGCTTTTTCAAGCAATTTATATACTTCTGAATATCTTAATGTATGCTCCTGATATTCTTCATCAGTAGGATCACCGTTTAAAATCTCATTGCAGAAGTATGTAAGACAGTCAATAAACAAATCCTCCAATCTTTCAGAAATGTTTAAAACGTCGCTGGAGGCTGTAAATTCTCTCTTTACATTTCCCTCCTCATCAACTACCGGCATTGTGTCGAATAGCTCAAATTTTACCTGATAATCTTTATCAGGTTGAGGATAAAACCTTATGCGATCGTTTCTGTCAATGTAATATCTTTGAGGTGTTCCCTTTGCCTCACTATAAAAAGGTATGTCCTTATCGTATTTCAAGGGGTTATTGTCAATTGTAATGCCCTCTTGAGCAATTAACCCCTTTGGCATACTTAAATAAGGCGTTAGCTGTGTAAGGGTTTCCTCAACAACATTACGTCTAAAATTCCACTCTTTTGAGTTCCATAAAACCCTTATAGCACGGTTAAGCCCGTTGAGTGCCTCTTTTTTTACAGCACCCCACGAGCTTACCTTACTAACTTCGGTATTACTGGAATAGGATATAAAAGAGATTATATCTAATGCAGTTTTCACCGATTTACCCCCTATTTATTAGCCTTTTCATACTTTTCAATTTTGTATGGGTGTTTTTCAATTTTTGTTGCACCATTAACTAATTTTTCTTTAAGATGTTTTTGAATTGAACCAACAATACCTTGAACCTCATCACCAGTCATAATAGTAGTAATACCAGCTTTTTCGTTAAAAACTTTATACAAAATATTTTTTGCAAAAGGATTATAAGTCGGTTTTACTTCTACGCCAGTAACTTGAGCAATTTTTTCACCCAATAAAGCGTTTTCTTCTGCTGTGTTTGCCTTTAAATTAGACAATTCAGTTGCAAGCTCGTTGTTGCGAGTAGCTAAAGCCTCTAATTGTGCCTTATTTTCTTCTGCTTGAGCTTTTAATTGAGCTTTGAACTCATCTGCTTGAGCTTTCAATAGTGCTTGTACATCTACTTGAGGCTCTGTTGCCTTTTGTGGTTCTGTTGCTTTTGTAGTTGTTTCATTTTTATTTACTTCTGCCATTTGTTTTACTCCTTATTTTGTGTACTTCATTAAATCAATAAAATAGGGGCATTAAGCCCCTATTATTATGCTGCAATTGTGCATTCGCATTTAGAAAGACCTTTAGGTAACAATGTTTTACCACCGTAAACATAAAGACCTCTTACTAAATCGTTAAAGCCACTTTCAGATCTCAAGTGTTCAACTTTTGAAACTTGACCAGCGAAAGTGATAGCGTCCTCGATACCAGCAAGAACCTCAACTTTACCCTCAACAGTTTTCATATTAGTTGCAACCATTACGTCAAAACCACAGAAGTCGTACACAGTACCCTCTCTGATAGTTTTATCCGCTAAAGCTGATCCTCTATCTTTCATTTCAGGAGAAAGTAAGATAAGAGCCTCAATATCAGGGTTTACAACTGCCCACGGACGGCGACCAGCTGCGTCTTTACCTTTTTGAGAGATAGCGTTTGATGTTCTCAAACATTTTTTCAACTCAACAAACATTTGATAAACATTATCTTTTGTTAGAGATTTTGCTGGAACTACGTTTGCAGCGTCAACGTCTGCTCTTTTTGATAAAAGAAAAGTATCTTTAATCATTTCAATTGCAAACGCTGCTCTTGAGATATATTTATCAGTTAATTTTTGGCTTGCTTGAGCTTTTGTTACATCATTAACCTTGAAAGCGAAATATTTTTCTTGGTCGATTTCAAGAGCTAAATCTGTTGCTGTTAAATCTTGGTAGATCAACGCAGTATCTGCCTCGTGATCCAAAATGTCAATATCGCCAACTTCTTGAATATTAACTTTATCGCCACATTGTTTGATTTCGCCCTCGTAATCCTTGTTTACACAATCTTTCATTACGCCGACATCATCAAGTTTTTTGTTTAATTTTTTGCTCCAAAACTCTGGAATAAATACACCTAATTTTTTTGTGTTTTTTGTTGCTACTGACATAATTTTAACTCCTTATAATTTTTAAATGTGTTACTCAACTAAGCCCGCAGCTACTTGCTCGCTAATTTTAGCCTCATATTTTGCAAACTCACGATCGCTCATTTTTGCGATTTCCGCTCTTGTGAAAATATGATCGTCTTTAAATTTAGCTTTAGAGTTCGTGTTTGTTACAAGTTTTTTCTTGTGTGCGTCGTCCTCTTGTTTTGCTGCTTGCTCTTTTATATAGTCCTCAATGGCTTGTTTACGCACATTTGCGACTAATTCAGCAACGCCCTCAATTGTTTCCGGCGGATCATACCACGCATTAAAGACAGTCGGATCGTCTTTGTAGCGTTCTTTATCTTTTGCCTTTAACTCCTCAAATTTTGCGGTTGCATTGTTTTTAACATTGTTAATCTCGGCTTGTAGTCGAGCGTTACAAGTGTTTTGAATATTTAACAATTCAGCCGTAAATTGAGAGGCTTGCTGTGGTGGAAGATTTGCCACAATATCATCAACAGAGTTAATCACGGCGTCGCTAGGAATAAAAGAGCTATATTTATAGCCCAAACCCTGTAAGCGGTGTGCATAATCTTGATTTACTTTGCTTTGAACTGCTTGGATCTCCCTGTCAACATCAGGTAAAGAGTTCGTATCTTGCATATTAAGTTGCTTTTTAAGCTCTTTAATCTCATTTGCTTGAGTAGTAATTTTAGCTTGAGCGTCCTTAAATCCCTTGTCTGCGTCCTCTTTAGTCTTAAATGTTCCTAGAAAGTTCTCATCTTCCTCATCATCTGATGAAGTCGGATCAATAGTGTCGTCGTCCTCTGATTTGTCCTCCTCGTCGTCAATTTCTTCGTCAAGATCGGGATCGTCGGTCGTTTCGTCCACTTCCTCGATAGTTTCATCATCTAATTGGTTTTCGATTACTTCGTTTTCGTCCATTGTTTACTCCTTATATTTTTTCTATATCGTCCATAGCCCTTTTATATCCTTGAATATAAGCTATGTTTTCCGCTTTATTGATTAAATCCAGTAGCTGCCTCCTCTGGTATTCCTTGAGGCAACCCCATTTGTCCGCTATTAGCGTCAAATCCTTGAGCTCCTGTAAGAGCTCCTCCGTTGAAAGTTGCTTGTGCATAATCTTGTATTACCTTTTCTTTCTGCATATCGTTTACGTTTTTCTCGATTTGCTCTCTGTCGTCCAAAAGTACACGCCCTGTATTGTCAAAATCGAATTGCTCCATAGTCATTTTGAACAGCTCGACAATATCAGTTTTCTTACGCAATTCAGGATCTTGCATAAATTCTCTGATAGCTGTTAAAATTTCCTTATATCTTACTAGGCGTTCAGCTTTTGACTTGCTGTCGGTGTAAATATAGCGATAGTTTCCGTTTCTGCTCTCGTCAGTAACTTGAATTTTCTCGCCTTTATTATTACCCTTATCAAATTGATAAATATTTTCAGTTCCAAATTTTTCATTTGCGATTGTGTCCGCTGTTTTTTCAATAATTGGAATGATAATATTTGAATAAATCTTGTCTGTAACTCTGTTTTGCCTTGTAGATTGTCCAGCGACGACTGCTTTTGTTTCGGTTGCTGTTCGATCTCTGCTTTCTTCTGCTCCGACCATATTTTTAAATATGCCGGTTGCCCTCTCGATTAGAGATTTAAAGTAAGAAATAAAATCGAACCCAGTCAATGCACCAGTAAAATCAAGCCTTTCA